ACAAAAGAGAAAACTGAGCTTAAAAGCTATAAAGATTTAAACATCAATGTTTGGAAGGATCAAATTATAGATAGAGACTACAAAGAATGTGACCATCACGAAAGTGAATATAGGACTTTTATTTGGTTAATCTCAGGAGGTTTCACATTAAGTGACAAACCTAACTCAAAAGAGATTGAAAACTACAAGCAAGCAGTTGCAAGGTATAACACCTTCCAGTCAGTCATTGGTTACCTACTTCACTCTTTTAATATTGGATGCGAGAATAGAGCTATAATTCTAAATGATGAAATGATCTCAGATGAGCCAAATGGTAGAAGTGGTAAAGGTTTATTTTGGAACGCATTGAAACACCTTAAAAAAGTTCATTCACTTAATGGTAAATTCTTTGACCATACTGACAAATTCAAATACTCAAGTGTTAAGACAGATACTCAAATACTTGTTTATGATGATGTTAAAAAGAATTTCTTATTTGAGAATTTATTTAGCGAAATAACTGAGGGGATAGACATCACCTATAAAGGTGTTGACACTATAAAACTACCAATCTCTGAAAGTCCTAAGATATTAATTACCACAAATTATACTTTAAAAGGCTCAGGTGGCTCGCATGATGCTAGAAAGTTTGAAGTTGAGCTTAGTACTTTCTTTAATTCAAAATATACTCCTATTCATTATTTTGGGCACAAGCTATTTGATAACTGGGATGACCAGGAATGGGCAAGATTTGACAGCTACATGATACAATGTATTAAAAAATACTTACAGAATGGATTGATGGATTATGATAAAATTTCACTACCTATAAAAAAGCTACAGACTGAGATTAACATTGAGCTATACAACCAATTGCAAGGTCTTAAATTCAATGACTGGTACAATTATGAGAAGTTATTTAATGACTACAATTCCAATGTAGGGAAGTATGGATTGAAGACTAAAACAGCTTTTACTCAGGCATTCAATAAGTATGTTAAATTCTTTGAGATTGAAGTTGATAATAGTGAGCCAAATGGATTGAAGCACATAATGTTTATTAAGAGAGAGAAGGAAGTTGTAAAAGTAATACCTGATATTTGGGATGAATTAAATGAAAAGGCTAAATTATGACATCAATAAAACAAATACTAGCAGAAACTCAAGAAATGGAGCAAGCATTTGAGAAAGTTGATATCAGCTACATTTTAGAAGCTCAGTATAAAAGAAGTGAATACTTTTTAAATGAAATATTAATTGAGGTTGAAAGGAATCTAATCAAGAAGCAAAATGAAGATATACCAAATGACGCTATAATTAAGCGATTTGAGAAGACTTATAATAGGATGCTAATGATACAAGAGCATTTTAATAAGATACACTCACACTTGAAATATTTGGAGCTAGAGAATGAGCAGTTAAAACAGAAATTTGAATCTTATAAAATAAATATCAAATGAACTATCTAACAAAAGCAGTTGAGCTACTGCACCCCCAACCAATTTACTACACCCCTACAAAGGTTAAAAAGTATGTGAATAAGCATAAATTTGATTTCTTAATTAAAAACCCACCGTATGCTGTCAATAACAAATGAGGATAACATGGAGCTAATGGCTCGCTATCCTGATAACTATTTTGATTTGGCTATTGTTGACCCGCCTTATGGGATAAATATAGGTAAACAAGGCATGGGAATAGGAGGGGGATTTAATAAACATAAAAAAGAAAAATCATATAAGCGTGGAGATTGGGATAGTTCAATTCCATCAAAAGATTATTTTGATGAGCTTTTTAGAGTTTCTAAAAACCAAATAATTTGGGGTGGTAATTATATGACTGAATTTTTACCTCCCAAAAGTTGCTGGATTTTTTGGGATAAAAAAAACGGAGCTTCAGATTTTGGAGATGGAGAGTTGGCTTGGACTTCTTTTAACTCACCGATAAGAAAGTATGATTTTTTATGGGCTGGATGCTTTCAAGGTAACATGAAAGATAAAGAAAAAAGAATACATCCAACTCAAAAACCAAGAGAGCTTTATAAATGGCTCCTTGACAAATACGCTAAACAAGGGGATAAAATACTTGACACCCACTTAGGCTCAGGAAGTATAGCAATAGCTTGTCATGATTACGGATTTGACTTAACAGCTTGCGAACTTGATAAAGAGTACTTTGATAAGGCAATGACAAGAATTAACAACCACGTAGCACAACAAAAACTATTTTAAATGACCAAAGAAAACAAAGCAAAACTCAAGGCCTTAGAGCTTGAGACTCTTAAGGCTAAGTATCCTAGTATGAATCCTAAGTACATTGGACTAACAGAGTGGACTGATAACTCAGCTAATAGCCTGACTAAGTCTATTATCTTTTACATCAATGCAACTGGCAATCAAGCTGAAAGAATAGGCAATCAGGGACAATATAGAGAAGGTAACAAAATACAAGTAGGAACTGGTGAGATAGCTTACACTAAGCAGTTACCCGGTAAGTGGACACCAGGACAAGGAACTAAGGGAACAGCTGACATCTCAGCTACTATCAATGGCAAGTCAGTCAAGATTGAAGTGAAGTATGGAAAAGATAGGCAGTCAGATGCACAGAAACAATATCAGAAAAAGATAGAGAGTGCAAAAGGTATCTACTACATTGCTAGAGACTTTGACACATTTGTTGAATGGTATAATACTTTGCTATGCTGAAAATAGGAGATAATATTAAAGACACAGAAGATGGTGACTGCTACTTTGTAGGTGAAGTGACTAAGCTAAATAGGTTTGGTGGAGTGGAATATTACAAAGTAACTCAAGTCATTTGGAATGGTGAAGAACTCAAAGATGATAAGCTAATAGGTCAGATAATTCCTCCTAGATGGTGGTATATTCAATTATTTTTATTCTAAATAGTTGCACAACTAAATAAAATTATTACATTTGTAAACAATTAAATAAATATATATGCAAACAGAACCAAACAAAGTGCCATTGTGGACTAAGATTCACAAGGCAAAGATGAGCATTGGCAAGGTTGTTAAGAACAGCACCAATCCTCACTTTAAAAAAAGCTATGCAGACATCAACGCATTGCTCGAGACAGTTGAGCCAATCCTTCACGAGAATGGACTGCTCCTATTACAACCTATCCATGACAAAATTCTGAGCACTCAGATAATTGACATTGAGTCAGGTGAAATGATTGAGTCCTGGTTAACACTACCTGACAACATTGATCCACAAAAAATGATTAGTGCAACGACTTACTATCGTAGAGCAACACTTCAATCACTATTAAGCCTTCAAGCTGTAGATGATGATGGCAATTCAGTCGCATCAGCCACTAAGCCAACGCTAACAGATGACAGATTTAAAGAAGCCCTTAAGTCTATTGAATCAGGCAAGTACACAGCAGAGAAATTAAAAGCAGATTTTAACCTAACCAAAATACAAATACAAGCATTATGAAATGGCACCCATCATCACTAGGAAAACTTATGACTGAGTCACGCACTAAGTCAGAAGTATTGAGTCAGACTACTAAGTCTTATATCGCTAACAAGGCAAAAGAGGACTTTTTTGGCTATAACTCTTTTATATCGACCAAAGCAATGCAGAAAGGTACTGACTGGGAGCATGAGTCTATTGAGTTAGTCAATCAAATCAGAGATACATTTTACATAAAGAATGAAGAAACTATTGAGAATGACTGTCTGATAGGTACACCTGATATCATTTTAGAGAATGTAATCATTGACATCAAGACTTCATGGTCACTTGAGACTTTCCCAGCTATAGCATCAGAAGGAATAAATAAAGATTATGAATGGCAGTTGAGAGGCTACATGATGCTTTGTGATAAGGAATCAGCTGAGTTAATCTATTGCATGATTGACACTGATGACTTTCTACTTTCAGACTGGGATAATAAATCTATCCACAAGGTATCTCACATTGATCCTAAGAAACGAATCACAGTATTACAGTATGAACGTAACATTTCAACAGAAGAGTCCATTAGAGAGAGGCTTTTGGCTTGTACTGAGTACTACAATGAATATTTTGTACAATTAAACTGTAAGTAAGATGAGATACAATAAAGAAAAAACAACATTGCACTATATTAATTCTATAATTAATATTAAAGAAGAAATTACAAATAATGATATAAAAAATATATATCCTTTAATTGCAAAACATAAAATTAACAGATATTGGACAACATTTTTAAAATCAAAAAATATTGTTTATTATGAAGGTGATTTTTTAAAATGGAATGAAAAAATACCAGTTACTCTTAAGTTAATTACTGAATTTAGAAAGTATAATTCAATACTTAGTAAACAACAAAAACAACAAAGACAACAAAGACAAGAAACACAACAAGAAATAAATTTTATAGAAAGACAAGAAATGAAATCTATACAGACACCACCTGAAATTAAGAGACGTAAAAGAACACCATCTGTAGTAATTGAACAGACTCCACAGCCTCAGGTAGGATTGATTAGAAAATTCTTAAGATGGTTGTACTAATGGAAAAATCCTACTTCATAATAGAGTCAAGCTTAGAGAATCTCAAGTATGCTCGCTACTCAGCTAAGACATTCAACAAGTCAGGTCATGACTATTGTATCTTAGTTACTAATAACTATGACCAGCTAGATGTTAGGAAGGTAAGCAAAGAGGAATTTAATAATTTAAATAATAAGAAATGACAGCATTAGAATGGTTAATTAGTAAACTTAGTTATTTAACAAGTGACGGTAAAATAATCACACACCACAAAAATATTAATGAATTAGTAGAACAAGCTTTAGAGTTTGAAAAACAAGAAAGGCATTCAGAATATATGCGTGGATTTAAAGATGGATATAGTAAACAAGAACTTAAATAATAATAAAATGGAAAAAAATAACACTTGGTTTAAAACCGAACAAATTGAAACAGCAGTAAATGTAACTGGTGATATGACTGCCGATGAAATCAAAGCATCCAGAAAAAAATTAATTGTACTACATGAATGCGGCGAAGATAAAGAAGCATTAATAGGACAACTTGAAACAATGATACACGGTTTAAAAGTAGATTTTGAAATGTTTGCTGGTTAATAAAAATAATAAAATGGAAAAGCAACAGATAAAAGATTCTTATGAAAAAGGCAAAAAATATAAAAAACCTATAAAGGACAGTAATCCAATTTTGCTTAATTCAAAACCATATAAATAAATAATTACAACGAAACCTTTAAAACAATAAAAAATGATACAAGTAAACAAAACATACAAAAACGAGACTAGAGAGCAGTTGGTTGTTCCTATCTCAGAGAAAGAAGGAATGGTCATCTATCAAGTGACTCAAGCTACTACAGATAACCCTATGAAAGAGTTCAAGTGTAGCACAGCAAGATTTTTAAACCTATATAAATTAACAAAATGACAGAAAAAGAATTTTACCAAAATGCAATGATTGCTGCAATGCAAGGCTTGTTATCAGCAATCGGAAATGGCTATGCAGCTGAGTACGTACAACCTCATTCAACTGTAGCAGCTATGGCTGATGAGTATGCAAAAGCTCTAACAATAAGAGCAGAGATTGAAGTAGCAAAAATGAGACTTGAGGTTCCATTCCCTGAGAAAGTAGTATAGGTACCTGAGAGATACCAACCCCTCCGAGTAGAATCGGCAACTATTCCGAGGGGTTTATTAAAAGAAATTATACAAGGCACCTAGGAAATGTCTGCCCCTCCAGTTACTCGAAGTCTGGCAATACAATTAAAATACAGTTGGAGGGGTTTTTTAAGTAACAAGTAAACAAATAATATGAATGAAGATTTTAAAAAGTCAGTAGACTTATGGATTGAAGGACAAGAGTTTTTAATTGAAGAGCTACATTTAAAGAAAGAATTTACAATTAACAATATTGAGTTAGCTAAAAAACAACTTAAAAATGTAAAAAAATCTATCAAGCATGAAGAGAAACAATTAAGTAATTATATCAAAAACAAATAATATGAATCAATTTAAATTAGAAGGAGCAATCATCACTAAATTGCCAGCAAAGCAAGTATCTGAAACGTTCAGAATACAAGAATTTATCCTCAAGGTAGGAGATGATAAGTATCCGCAAGAGGTTAAATTTCAATTAGTTAATGACAAGATATATCTGCTAGACTTTATCCAGGTGAATGATACAGTAGAGCTTGTGTTTGAATTAAGAGGTAGAGCTTACAAAGAAACTCACTACAACACATTGAATGTACTTGAGGTAAAATCTAAGCTATTCTAATGAGAGTTATCAAGTACATCATAGTGATGCTATGCCTACTAGCATTCTTTGTTCTGTTCTTCTATGGAATGTATACCTTTCTAGGCAAGATAGGAGTCACAATTGTCTCAATAATAATACTAATTTACTTTATCTATGGATTTGTCAAAGATGCATACTATCACTATCTTAACAGATAAAGACTTCTCAGTCAAGGAATGGATGATAGAACAGACTAACGTCAGAATGACCAACAGATACAAGCAGACTCACATAGCTGAGGACATTGGAGTCAATGGCTCACAATTGTCTAGGTTTCTGACTGGCAATACTGTTAAAGACTCATTCTATGAGAAGTGGTTTAAGTGGTACATTAATCAAGGGAGTTGACAGCTCCCTTTGTCGTTTATAAATATTAACTAACTTTACAACATGATAGCATACATAACACCATTAGTAGTATCCTGGTGGTTTACTAACTTTGAGCCTATTCAAAACTTTATTGATAGATTTATTCTACCTGACTGGCTACACACAGCTCTAGGATGCTGGAAGTGTATGTCATTTTGGACTGCATTAATATACTCACAATCATTCACCGTAGCATGTGCTACTTCACTCACAGCCGTATGCTTACAGAAACTGATATACAACTCATAGAGTCTATAATTAATCTACCTGAGAATGAGATAATGACTAAGAGGTCACTTAATCAACTCAAACAGATTAAAGTGGCTCAGACTAAAGTTATTGATAAAGAATGCTTTTGCTCTACAGTTAGAAGGAAAGTGTGGTATAAAGACTTTTTATCCTGGTATGAAAATAATGCTTGATCAATACTTGCAGAATAACTACACAGAGGTGCTCAAATACACTAAGCACTTCATTCAACGACTCAAAATACCTAGCTCTATAGAAGCTGATGCTGTCATCAACAATGCTTACCTTCATTGTGTTAAGCTAGAGATAGAAGGTGTCACAGAAGCCAAAGCTAAGAGCTATCTACTCAACACAATCAAATATGAGTTAATCTGGACTCAAGGCTCAAGGACAAAGAAAGATGATATCTATAGATCACATGAGTACTTAGGTGACTCACTAGATGATCCATCTGACATTGAGCATAAGGTTAATCTAGAAGAGAGCTATAATTTCAAAAAGGCAATGGTGGAGATATATCGTAACTCTTTGGATGATAGGATTAAAAAGATTATCTTTGAGGCATACTATGACAAAGGTCACTCAACTCAGACAGCACTGGCTAAGTACTTTGACATTAATAGCACATCAGCTTTCTTTCTAATCAAAGAAATAAAACAAAATATTAAAGAGATACAATATAGGTATAAAGACTAAAATTATGGAATACACAATTAAACCAGAATTCGTAGGTAAGACAGTGAAAATCTATGACAGATTTAAAGGCACTCAGACTATTGTCGTAGATAAACTTGACCTAAGTAAAGTGAAATACTACCAAACAATTGGACTTAAGCACATCTTTGAAGAGGTGGTGACTACTACAGCTCCTGAGTCTACTGTTATTGAATATACAGCAGTTGAGGATGTACCAGTTAAAAAGAAACGTACAAAGAAATTTGTTGAGAGATTAGAAGAGGAGATCAAAAAAAGAGATGAAGATTTAATAAAGTCAGCTGAAGGTAATGGCTAAGCACAAGTACATAGCTACTCCTGAGGCAATGTGGGACTTATTTGTATCTTACAGAGATTGGTGCAAAGCTAATCCTAGATATCAATACTCACTCTCTAATAAGACTGGCGAGGCAACTGCTATCCCATTAGAGAGACCATTGACTCAAGTAGGTTTCAGAAGTTATGCAGCAGATAATGGATGTACAGTACATCAATATTTTGCTAATGTGGATGAGAGATATATTGAATATGTGACAATCTGTACACGCATAGAGGAAGCCATCCGACATGATCAGATTGAAGGTGGGATGACTGGGCAGTACAATGCATCCATAACTCAAAGACTAAACAACCTGACTGAGAGAGTTGACACTACCACAAAAGGTGAAGCTATCTCAGAGATAAAGGTTAATATTATTACTTCTAATAAAGAGTAATATATCTTAATAATAATAAATATAAGTACTACTAATAGTGGTATGATTTGTCTATGGAGCTAAATAGCACAGTAATCTTTCAAAAGAATCATGAGGCACTCAATAGCCCTGAGCATAGGTTTATAATCAATGAAGGTGGCTCAAGGTCATCAAAGACCTACAGCTTATGTCAGCTGATAATTGTCTATTGCTTACAGAATCCTAACAAGGTAGTCAGTATTATCAGAAAGACCTTCCCAGCATTGAGAGCTACAGTGATGCGTGACTTCTTAGAGATTATGAAGACACTTGAGATTTATGACGTGGCTAGACATAACAAGTCAGAGCACATCTACACATTTGGCAATGGCTCTATAGTTGAATTCTTCTCAGTTGATGATGAGCAAAAGATAAGAGGTAGAAAGCGAGACCTTGCCTGGTGTAATGAAGCTAATGAGCTGTACTATGATGACTTCACTCAGTTAAACATGAGGACAGAAGGAAAGCTAATCTTTGACTACAATCCATCTGAGAGTAATTCGTGGCTCTATGAGTTACCAGCTGAGGAGTCAATCCTAATCAAGTCAACTTATAAAGATAATCCATTCCTACCTGAGAGCATCAAGAGACAGATTGAAGACCTTAAGAGGACTGATGAGGCACAATATCAGATTTATGCACTAGGAGAGAAAGCTATCTCTAAGAGCAACATTTACAGCAATTGGTCATTTGTTAAGCATAGGCCTTCTAAATTCACGTCTTATGTCTATGGTTTAGACTTTGGTTATAATCACCCTACAGCATTGGTCAGAGTCTATTGGAGAGACAAAGACATCTACATTGAGCCTATCATCTATGAGAGCTACTTGACTACTACTGACCTAATCGCAAGAATGGATCAACTAGGGATTGAGAAGAGCATCAACATACTAGCCGATTACTCAAGGCCTGAGACTATAGCTGAAATAGATAGAGCTGGATATTACATTGAGAATGCCAATAAGGTAGTCAAGCAAGGGATAGACAACATAAAGACCTTTGGTGTATTCTGTGAGGACCATCCAGCAATCAAAAAGGAGTATGAGAATTACAAGTGGAAAAAAATAGGGGACACAATCACAGATGAGCCAGTCAAACTTTGGGATGATGCTATGGATGCTATCAGATACGCTGCAACCTACATCAAGAAGGAATACTACACAGATGACAGCTATATTTCCTTCTAATTGAATTCTAATAAAAATACAATATAGGTATGGCAACAACAATCATAGCACAGCCTCAAGATTTCACTCCAGCTTATAACGAGTGCAAGTTTATAATCAATTCTACTAACAAGAATAAGTCAGGCTTCAGATACATATTTGAGG